GGTCCTACAAAATCCTGATCTCTGGACATAGCTCGAACTCTTTCTTTTACTGCAGCTAGTTTTTCTGCTGCCCATTGTTTCTTCTGTGCTGCCCATTCTATAGCTTTTTGTCTACCTTCAGCAGTAGCTAATGCGAAAATACCTTTTAAGAAAAATGTACCTGCACCACTCAGTAATTGTATGGCAGTATTCATACCTGGAATTGCTTGAAGTGGTGCTAACAAATTACTAAACATCTGAAAGTCACTTTTAAATCCATCACCAATGTCACTAAATATTTCTTTAGCAGATTTCTGTTCGTTATATAATTTATCTAACCCATCTTTTGCTGTTAGAATCATTCCTTTAAAACCTTTTCGTGTTTCTTTAAAAGCTGATTCTTCTAGTTTTTTATTTTCAGCATCTTTCTTTTCTTTAAGTTCATTAGCTTGAACTTCAAGTCTTGCTGCTTCATTGACAGACGCAACTATATCCGATGTACCTAATGTATTCTCTTGGAGAGTCTCATTAATAGTATCAAGTTTTTTGCGTTGTTGACCAGTATACTTATTAGTAGTAGTTAGTTTTTTAACTACTTGTTCACTAAAGTCAGTAGTATCTGGTACAATTTTATCTGCCATTTAATTATTCCTAATTAGGGTTAGTGTCGCCGTGTTCTTTTGCAGCACTAGAAGTGTATAGACCAAACCACGCTGCACCAGCTCCAACTAGAATTGAAATCAATCCTGATTGTTCAAGTGAAGGCTCCGCTAAGTCCATAAACCAGAAGGTCGCGTAATACAACAAGTACATGTAGATACCCAAGAATAGTCTTGGTATAATTCTCCATGCATCTATCGTCTTAGCTGCGAATACCCATTTCTGCCAAGGGTTCTTTCTTTCATCATTTGTTAATTCAAAAATTTCTCGTTTGAGATCGTTGTTTTCAGTAACCATCTCCATAAACTTTTTAAGGTCTATTTCTACTTCGTTGCGACTCATGTCACCCGAAAATCTGTCTCTATCATCACCCATTTTAATTCCTCTGTTTATCCAATCTATTCTTTTCGTCTTTTAAGTGTTTAAGTAATAAGTTTACATAAACATCCCTCTCCCAAGGTATCATATTTTCTAGTTCTGTTAAACTATAATTATGATGTTGCATCAATGCAAAATTTGTATGCATGTAGTTATATAAACTTTCATGAGAGAGGGCTATGCGAAAAAATCCGCTATACCTTGTAACTCTCTTTCATTGTCTTCACCACATTCTATACAAGTCCAACTTATAGTTTGACTATATTTTGGCATTTCCATAAAGTAATTATTCAGTTTTTCAAATTGTTCACTTGTAAACTGGTCTAAGAAATCTTTTAATTCTTTACTACTAAAATCATCTCTAGTAAAAACTTCATCACCACTATAGACTTGGTCAATACAACCAGCTATCATGTCAAAGATACTTTCCGTAGTAGATGTTTCTTCCTCAGGCATTGACTTCAAACTTGGATATGTTAATGTTATTCCAATTTGTTCAGTCAACTTAATCGTATTTTCTGGCATTACACCATTCATTTCCGATTTTCGTAAATCAATCTCAACCTCAGTTGGTTGCTCACACTTGAGACAACCTAGTCCTACTTTAACTGTTTCACCAGCGGACTTCATTCTAACTTGGATAAATAAATATTCCAAGTCCATTATAGGTATTTCTCTTAGATTTATTTCAGAACTGTTAAATACACAATTCCCTAACAAGTCCAACATTCCATTTGATATTTGTGATTGATCATCACTCTCACCTGCAACTAATAGAAGTTTTTGTTCTTTAACCAAGAAAGGCCTATATTCCACTTTCTTTTTGCTTACTGGTAACTCACATGTATAACGAGTCGCCTCCAATACTGGTAACGCCATAATTTATTCCTCAATAATATATAATAGTATTTAGTTCGTTTAACCGAACAGTTTGTCTGATAATTTTTTGTTTACTTTGCTTTCAAGTTTTCTTGAGAACTTATTAAATAATCCACCCAACAGACCACCTGGTGAATTTTCGAATGATGAAGACCATGATCTAAATGAAAAGTCAGTAGAAAATGTTTGTATAGATGTTTCACCACCAGATGCAAATCCGATTGAAGATATAGTAGTAGGGAAACATTGATGTAACTCAACTTCATATATCGGTAAGTTATCTACACCCATTTGTATGATTTTCATAGAACCCCAATACTTATCAGGATACTGTAAGTTATATGCTTCATCATATATATAACTTTGCCATAGTTCCATTTTTTGTCTATCTTCGTAAGTATGATCTAACATGAATGATAAAGATACAGTTTGTCCGTAGTCAACAGAATCAGCATATACTGATTCAGGTCCTGCACTTAAATATGAATTACTAGTTGTACCAATAGACTTCGCTGGTATAGAAACATCTGTACATCTAAGACCTCTACTTCTTATTCCTGCAGGTCCATGTATTTCTACCTCGTATCTATTAGTTCGAGCCATTGCGTCTAAATTAATTTTAAATCTATCTATATTCATTAGAACATTTTCCTACTTTCTTTCCAGACTGTTTCTTTAGAAACTTTTCTAAATGACTCGGTTGGTAAGAATATTGCTATCTCCCAATCAGCTGGTTCTATTAATAATAATTTTGAATTGACATGTTCACTTAAGTAATGTTTAAAACACGGTTTAAAGTATCTCATGTTCGATGCAGATTTCAACAAACTATATGACATTTTCATTTTAGTCGTTCTATCAAACTTGTCGTTGTTTGTTATATCGTACAATGCATCTAAAAATTTAGCCCTTATTACAGGGTGTAAGTAATGTAAATTAAGTCCATAAAAACCACCTTTGGCTTTTTGAACAGGAATACATAAAGGAAACCTATCGTAGTATGGTAGTGACTTCTTTGTTTTAGGATCATACATAAAATTATACATATTACCAAACTGGTGACCAGATCGTGTCGGTCCGTCAGCTATTAAAGAAGCACGGGAAACTCTTGCATTAGAAACATTGTCTCTAAACCATTTCATAGAAGCTTTTGTTCTAGCAGTTATACCTGCTCTAAACGCTTCTTGTTCGAATTTGTCAAATAGTTTCCCTGCCATAATAGTATATGCGCTTAGAATGTAACTTGTACATTAAACGAAACAGCATCAGTAAATGATACTCCATCGTCATCAACAGTGTCCATCGCCATTAATCCAACAGTTAAGTTGTCAGTCAAAGGCCAATCTATTTTAAGACTTTTGTTTTTAACTCCGTCTTCCCATTCCCCATAATTCAATGATACATCAGCCCAAGAAATAAACGGTAAATCTAAGTTGTACCATTCGTATTCTAACTGATCGTCTTCTACAGCCATTGCTTTTCCATAAGTAAAGAAGTTGTATCCAACTTGAAATATTCTTTCGTCAAAGTTAGTACCCATTTCTCCACTATATCGATAAGCGATATATTCGGCATTAACAAAGAACTCACCATATTCTTTATGGTAACCAGCATAAAAATCTGATTCGAGTTCTGTTTCTCCACCTAGTTCGACAGTTGAATTCCAAATGCCTGCATACCAACCTTCACCGATATTTTGTTCTAGTCCGAAGTTCGCCGCCATTGCGTGGTCAGTTTGTGTTTGACCTCTCCACATATAATCCGTACCAATTCCGTACGAACCACTCATTGCGAAACTAGATGTACTAAGTAGTACTCCAGCTAATAACACTAATAATTTATTCATATATTCTCCTATATTATTTGTATTTCATTATATAATCATAATGTATAGATGTATTTATGCCACTTAATAGATGTTTATATCCTTTTCTGTAAGAATTCTCCAATTCCAGTTCCTATCTTTACAGTATTTCATAGCTTGATTCCATTTTGCATCGTTTACTATGTAAGTTTGTACTTCTTTGAGATATCGTTTAGATGTTCTACCTGTTTTGGTAAGTTTCTTCTTTGGATTAGGTGGTGAACATTGTGAGTGAGGTTTCACTTCAATTAGTTCTTCTACTATCAGACCTTTAGCGTTTCTGTACTTCATAAAGAAGTCTGGAAAATACCTATGCACGCGATTATCTATCGGTGAGACATACGGTATGATGATTTCCTCAGAACTCCATTTTAGTATAGAAGGATTGTTGTCCAAGTACACCATGAATCTGCGCTCCAAAAGAGAACGATAAATAATGTTACTAGGGTTACCTTTATACTTATTTGGATTCTTCGGTCTAAACTTTCCTTTATAAGACATAAATAACTATACAGTATATATTACAATAGAGAACACGGAATTATGGCATTTAAAAAAGCAAGAAAAGCATTAAGCAATTATATAGGTTCAGTATCAGGAGATACCAACTCTTTCGCAGATAAAATATCAGGTAGGTTAGGAAGTCTTTCTAACATCTCAAATTCATTCGACCAAAGAATATCAGACGGTTTAAGTGACTTACTTACAGGTGCTACAGGTATTCGTACATCTAATATACCTGCAATATCAAAAGAAGTCATGGAGATGAAAGGTACGAACAGAGAAGCTCGAGCATCCGTTCTTAATGGTGCTGGGAGAGAAAATCCACAAGATGCTCCTCCTCAATTTAAAAAAATGCAATTTCCAACAGATTGGAGAACTGAAAACAACGAGTCTGGCAATCTACAGAACTATATTCATTTTCGTTCTTTAAAAAGAAAAAATACAGAAGCAGGAGAAGTTAATTATGATATCTTCTTATATGTACCTACTGATATGACAGATGCTGTATCAGTATCTTATGCAGAAGGTGAAAAAAGTATAGCAGATGCCGTTGTTAGTAAAATGTTCGGTGGTGCTGGAGGTATTGCTGACATGAGTGAAATAAAACAAATAATGTTGGACAATGTCGATGCAGGTAAAATACTAAAAGCCGCAGCAGGTAAAACAGTCAATCCTATGAAGTTCCAGATGTTCTCAGGTGTTGACATGAGAACTTATTCATACTCATTTGAATTATATCCTGAAACACAATCTGATTCTGAAGTCATTAGAGAAATTGCATACGCATTTAAAAAATCAGCACTACCAGGAACAACAGGTGCTAATAAAAGAATATACACATTTCCAAATGAATGGGCAATTAGATATCACGGACCCATGAAAAATTGGATAGATTATCCTATGGTATCAGTATTAACAGGAGTTGATGTAAATTATGGTTTGAATGGTTCTCAAAGAATGATAGACGGCGCACCATCAGGTGTAGGTATATCTTTATCATTTTCTGAAGTAGTAACATTAGATAGAGACAAATTTGATTCAAGAGTTGCGGCATTTACTAATAAAACAGGTACTGCTAGAGAACAAACTCAAGAAGGTGGTTCTGATAAAGATATTCAAGGTATTGCAGCTAGTGCTGTAGATGATGCATCACAAGCAGAAGCAATTACTGCGGCAGCAAGAGCGGCAGAAGCAAAAGCTGCGGAGGATAATACATAATGTCACAAGGATTTTTTAAACACATACCAAATATTAACTATGATTTCAAGAGTGACGGAAAGTTATACAAAGCTAAAGATTTATTTCGTAAAGTATCCGTGTGGAGTTATTTACAAGAAGGTATATCAGGATATAATTATTACAGAATAACAGACGGTGAAAGACCTGATGCAACAGCATCTAAGATATATGGTGACGGAACATTGTATTGGACTTTCTTTTTAGTTAATGAGAATCTTCAAGACTTCAACGATTGGCCAAAGTCTCAAGTAACTTTTAATAAATTTATTGATAGAAAGTATTCAGGTATAGTATTATCAGCATCGTCATCTACAGACATAGTTTCATTTAATCATGATACTCTTGTATCTAGTAAGTTTCAATTAGGAGAGACAGTAACACAGGCAACTTCAGGTGCTTCAGGTATTGTAACTGATGTCAATCCAACACATAATAGAATAACATTAAATAGTGTATCAGGTATATTTACTAATAGTACTGTAGTAGGTTCTGATTCATTAAAATCATTTACAGTAACTTCTGTATTGACTGAACAAGATGCAGCTCATCATTATAAAACTTCAAATGGATTTCAAACAACAGTTGCAACAGATAATACAGCAGTATCTAATGTACAGTATGAAAGAGATGTTAATGAAGAAAAGTTTTTAATAAGATATATTGAACCACAGTATATAGGTAAAGTTATAAAAGAATTTAGTGAATTAGTAAGAGATTAATTATGGCAGTAAGTGTAGACAGTTCTAACCCTAGTAGTTATGAATTAGAAGTATTAACATTAGTAAATAATGAAGGTGACGGATTTGATATTCGTAGTCTTATGTTAACATGTAATATTTATGAATCAATTAAAAGAAACTTCTTGTTAGGTGAAATGGTTATAGCTGATTCAATATCATTCTTAGAAAACGGAAAACTATTCGGTCAAGAATCATTAAGAATAAGATTCAGACAACCTACTGGTATTAAGAGTACATCTACACATGATGATGATACTATAGATCAAATATTTAGAATATATAAAATAGATAATGTAAGTCGAGTTGATGCTAGTTCTCAAGTAATGAGAATAAGTTTTTGTTCTCCAGAACTAATAAAGTCAAAAAGAAAAAGAGTAAGTCAAGCGTTAAGAGGTTCTATGACTGATTTGGCAGCACATCTTGCTGAACAACATTTAGGAATAGTTAATGATCCTAAAGATTCTAAACTAGAACCATACTTTGAAGTACGAGAAAAATCTCAAGGTGATAATTATCATGTTGTCATACCTAACTGGACTGTTAATTATACCATAAATTGGTTATGTAAGCAAGCACAAGGTGTAGACGCAAACAGTGGTCTACAAGATTCATTCTTTTGGTATCAAACAGCTACAGGTGGATACAGATTACAATCATTAAAAAGTATGATGAGTGTTGACTACGCTGGTGGAAGACCATTTACTTTTTCAGAATCATCTGGTGGTGATAAAGATGAACCTTATGATAGCACAGATACCAAACTTGGTATGGGTAGAAGAATACTAGCTTACGCAATCAAACAACATGCAGATGTATTGACAGGAATTGTTACAGGATTATTTGCATCTAAACAAACAACTATTGATAACACATATAAATTCTATACTGAAAAGACATACAGTTTCCTAGAAAAACATTTTGGGGGTGAGGGTGATTCTATTGACCCACACGCATTTGTTCGTACACAAAAAGAAACATTATATATTGGTTCTGCTGCTGATGAAGGAGATGTTAGTATTATGGGGTCAGAAGAAGGTAAAGCTATTAGTGATTACTCAGACAGTATGCACATGTTAACAAGTGATTCATCTTTTGTTAATGATTCAAAAGATAAAATTCATCAAGCAGATCATTTCACACATTTAGGTTCAAATCAATTTAGAAATGCTGCAGAACAATTATTGAATTATCATACACTTAATGTTGTCTTATCTGCTCGAACAGATATATCTGTAGGTCAAGTAATCAATCTTGATATACCTTCAGTAAGACCTGGTGAACGAGAAGTTCAACCTAAGTTCTATAATGGTAGACATTTAATTACAGAAATTATGTGGTCGTTAACACCTAAAGAATGTACAACTAATATTAAATGTATTAAAGATTCGGTTCTCAATAATATTGAGACAACCGAGATTGAGTATGGAGACACAGTTAAATGATGTATCAGGGTAGAGAGGGATTCACTTGGTTTACAGGTGTTGTTGAAGATAGAAATGATCCTTTGTTTTTAAACAGAGTTCGTGTTAGAATACATGGCGCTCATTCACATGATAAACAATTAATAGCAACACCAGATTTACCTTGGTCTGATGTAATGATGCCTACAACTTCACCGTCACTCTCAGGATTAGGAACTTCGACACACGGACTTGTTGAAGGGTCTTCAGTAATGGGGTTCTATCGAGATGATGCAAACATGCAAGCACCTGTAGTTATCGGGTCATTTATTGGAGTACCACAATCCTTTCATAGAATAGACGAAAGTATAGATGATAAAGGTACAAGAAGTTTTACTAAAATAGAAAGAACAACTTTAGAAGGATTCAATGATCCAAGATTAGAATCTGATTCATCATATAAAGGTACACCAGACGGACCTTCACCTAAACATATCGTCAGAGGTTATGGATTGACTCTAGCGCTCGACAAGTCACCTAGACGCGACGGAAAGACTAAAGGTGATACTTACCCTAAGATAGATTACTTAGGTACCTCTGATGTCAATGTGTTAGCTAGAGATTATGACGATAAAACATATCCTATTATTGAAACTGTTACTGGTGAACCAAAACGAGGTTATGTTGATCCTATATATCCATTCAATCATGTTCATGAAACTGAATCAGGTCATGTATTAGAATTAGATGATACACCAGACTTTGAAAGAATTCATTTATATCATAGAAAGGGTACGAGAGTAGAGATTGATAAAGACGGAAATTATGTAGAGAAGATCGTTAAAGATAAGTACTCAGTTGTACTAGGAGATGATACAGTTACTATAAGTGGTAATGTTACAGTCAACATTACAGGTGATGCTGATATTAAAGTTGATGGTGATACAGCATTAACTTCACCCAATACATTTATAACTAGTGATGTTATAATAGAAGGAACATTACAGGTTACAGGAGCAGTCACAGCTGCATCAGTAGTCGCACCAATAATTACAAGTGGCGCTGCAACTCTAGCTACTCATACACATCCAATTGCATCTGGATCATCAGCGGGTTCAACACTTCCTGGTACAGGATAATGGTTAAACAAATAACACAACAGACATAAATACTAGTATGGCACAATTTAATAGTAAGAACCAAAGTTCGAGAGTATCACGAAGGTGGTTTACTGATATCGATATCAATATGACTTTACACCCTCAGAGTGGAGACTTGACTCTTAAATATGATATAAATGCTGTTAAGAGAAGTGTTAAGAATCTATTACAAACAAATTTATATGAAAGACCATTTAAACCAAGTTTGGGTATTAATTTAAGAGGTATGTTGTTTGAGTTAAGTACAACTACTACAGACCAAGTTGTCTTAGAACAAGACATAATTAGTCTAATAAATAACTATGAACCAAGAGCAAATGTAACTGATGTCATAGCAAATCAATCTGGTAATAGTATAGACATAACAATGTTCTTTACTATATCAAATAGTCCTTTACCACAACAATTAGACATAGCATTACAGAGAGTACGATAATGGCAACAATAAACAGTTCAAATATTAACATAACAGACTTAGACTTTGATGATGTATCAACGAGTTTAAAAGAATATCTTAAAGGTCAGAGTACACTTAAAGATTATGATTTTGAAGGTTCTAACTTATCTATACTTGTAGATTTACTAGCATACTCAGCTCATACATCAGCATTCAACGCAAACATGGTTGCGTCAGAGATGTTCTTAGACACAGCACAGATAAGAAAGAATGTTGTATCAAGAGCAAAAGAATTAGGTTACACACCTTCATCAAGAACAGCTGCTAAAGCTACTTTTGATTTAACAGTCAACAATCCTACAGTTGGTGGACAGACACCTTCAAGTTTAACAATTAATAGAGGTCATGAATTCACAACAGTATTTGACGGTTCATCATTTACATTCATCTCTTTAGAAAACAAAACAATAACACCTACAACAGGTACTTTTGTATTTAATGATTTAACTATTAATCAAGGCAAACTAACTTCAGATATATATCGATATAGTAGTCAAGTATCTAATCAAAGATTTCCTATGTTGAATACTAACATAGATACATCAACAATAAATATTAATGTAACTTCAAATAACATAGTTACATCATGGACTAAAGCAGGGGATTTAACAGGTATTAAATCATCATCAAAAGTTTACTATCTTCAAGAGAATGACGAAGGTCTATTTGAAGTATACTTTGGTGACGGTGTAATCGGAGCATCTCCAAAAGACGGAGATGAAATCTCTATATCATATCTAGTAACAGATAACTTACATGCTAACGGAGCAAATGTGTTCAGTATGGCAACATCTATCAATGGTAATTCTGATGTTACATTTACAAATACAATTAGTGCGTCAGCAGGTAAAGACATTGAGACAACAGATCAGATTAAATTCTCAGCATCCAAATTCTATACTTCACAAAACAGATTAGTTACAGTACAAGATTACAAAGCTAAATTACAAGAACTATATCCTGGTGCAGATTCGATTGCAGTATGGGGTGGTGAAGATAACACACCTCCAGCGTATGGTAAAGTTTATGTAGCTTTAAAACCTTCTCAATTTTCAAACAATTTAACAACTGCAGAAAAGAATGGATTGAAAAAATCTCTATCTGCTCTAAGTGTCTTAACAGTAAGACCTGAAATTATTGATGCAGAAATATTACAAATATTATTATCAACATCTTTCAAATATGATCCAACTAAAACATCTCAAACAAAATCTGCATTAGAGACATTAGTAAGAGCATCTATTTTGTCTTATGACAATTCAGAACTCTCAGGGTTCGATACATTGTTTAGACATTCACAATTAACAAGTAAGATAGACGGAACTGAAACTTCGTTACTATCTAATATCACAAATGTTAAACTAAGAAAAAATAAAATAGCAACCATAGACGGTAGAGCTAGTTCTCTTACTTTAGATTTTGGTAACAGTTTATATAATCCACATTCAGGACATAATAGTATGGGTGGTGGAGTTATAACATCTACAGGATTCTTTATCTCTGGAGATGTAAATAATTATTTCTTTGATGATGACGGTACAGGTAATATTAGAAGATATTACTTGGACGGTTCAACAAGAGTGTATTCTGATAATGCAGCAGGTACAATAATATATTCAACAGGTGTAGTTAGTATTAATTCGTTGACTTATAGTTCAACATCTAATACAGATTCATCTATAGATTTCACAACAATTCCTAGTTCAAATGATGTAATATCAACTAAGAATCAGTTGTTGGATATCACTGCTTCTGAAATTTCTGTAACAGGAGTTGCAGATACAGTTGCGAGTGGTGAAACGAGTGCTGGAGTGGGTTATACGACCTCATCTAGTTATTCTTCATAATGATCTATGTATATGCATAGAGTAAAATTCCCTAGTAATAGGGTTCAAATAATGCTAATAAGAGGAAACTAAAAATGGCAGATAAAAAAATAACCGCGCTTACGGATTTAAGCACAAGCGTAGCTGGTGAAGACCTTCTACATGTAATTGATGATCCTTCTGGAACTCCAGTAAACAAGAAACTTTCAGTATCGAATTTCTTGAACTACTTACCAGACTTCATCGCATTCGCCGAAGCTGAACAAGCTCTTACAGGTGATACTGTAACAGGTTCTGTTACAACACCAATTACTAACCATACTGTATCAGCAGCTAATGACGATTTAGCGTTAGCAGCAGGTGTACCTGGTCAGTTGAAAATCATTTACCTAAAAGCTCTAACTAACTCTGGTACTTCCAGAATTACACCAGCTGCTTTTACAGGTGGAACAACAATTACTTTGAACGCCGTTGGTGATTCAGTATTTCTAATGTATTCAGGTACATTGTCTAGCTGGATAATCGTTGGTGGTAATTCATACGCAGTAGCGTAAGGTAATTATTAATCGATGCCTATTTTTCATGACAGAATAGCCGACCAAATCGAGGAACTTCTTCCTGAGTTTTATCAGGAGGACGGACCTCGATTTGTTTCTTTTATTAAATCATATTTTGATTTTTTAGAGAAAGGACAGTTATTCTATAAAGAAGGTGCAGACATTGATTACATTGGTTTAGAAGACGGTACAACAGCAGGAGAGGCCTTTAATGCTTCAAGTGAAAGAGGTAATCTTTTACAAGAGTCTGGTACTTATGCTCCGTCTTCTGTAACCTCTGCTAAATTTAATTATGAAATCGACATTGATTCTGGCGGCGCACAAAAGACATCTTTTGAAAAAGATGAATTCGTAGTAGGTTCTACTACAGGTGCTGTAGGAAGAATTGATGTTATAGGTACTAGTTCAAACCTTTATATTGAACAATTTTCAGAAACACAATTTGATATAGATGAAACTATAATCGGAAAGAAATCTGGAATGACTGCCAAAGTGGCTTCGTTTGTTGCTAGTCCATTACAAGCTGCAAACAACTTATTATCATATGCTGATGTAGACAAAACATCTGGAGACTTCTTAGAATATTTCAGACGAGACTTCATGCCATTTATTGACAGAGATGTTTTAGCCAATAAGAGACTACTACAAAAGCATGTACAAGAATTATATCTTTCGAAAGGTTCGAAAGAATCATACGAATTTTTATTTAGAATATTATATGGATTAGAAGCAGAGGTTACATTCCCAGGTGAAAATGTTTTAAAACCATCTGAATCAGAGTTCTCCGAACCAACTGTAATGAGATTGTTTAGTATAAAAGACTTAACACCATATAAGAACGGAACAGTAAATAAATTTGACTCAACAGGAAGCATAATAGCATCTGCATATATCAATGATGCATCAGGAATGGGTGG